CATTGGGCGCGTGTAATATTGCCGATTTTGCAGCTCGGTAATCTGCTGGCATACTCATACCATCAGAGAGTGACTGCCCATCAAGAGTCTTGATGAGCCAGTCGAAATCCTGATTCATGTAAACATCTTCAAAGAAAAGATTTAACCAGAGTCTTGCTTGTGAAATTAGATCTGGTCTTGCTGCCAAGTCCAAACCCGCATCTATTAGTTCGCCTCTAGTCAAATCTAGTTTTGCCATATGTCCCTCTTAAGTTTTAGGTAACTCTTTCGCAGCCTTCATCTCGGCTCTTGCGTGTTCAATATCTTTCTGGATAGGCTCGTTTGCTGCCTTTAAATCTTCCATAAGCTTCGTTCGAGCTGCAACAAATTCCTCCGAAGTGAGTTTAGTTCGCTCATGCTGCTTGCTAATTTTATTAAGTTCTTCTTGAAAGTGTTTTTCGTTACGCGCCACCAACTCTCCCCCACGGTGTACAGTCGTTGAGCGTTCTTTAATAAATTCCATAGCTTTGTTTTCTGACTCCATACGATCTTGGATAATAGAAAATGCAAATCCAAGTCGCTTAGATACAGTGGCTCGATCATCGTCTGCATACATCGGAACAGAAATGTGTAACTGCTCTCCTGTATGGTTAGTGGTTCGTGCTATGTCCATATTCATAATTGATTTTTTGTCAGGATCTATTCCTAGATCTTTCGGCCCCATCATGTGAAATGTTTCATCTGTCATTGGTAACATTGTTCCCCCTTATTTTAATTTAATATCGTCTACTTCTTTTACGTTGATAGCCCCATTCAATGCGCGATTCACTAAATAACTTTTGCTTGTTACAGATAACGCCTGTAGATCTGCGTGCATCTTTTTATTTGCAATAGCTACAATATCACGAGCTTGGTGTCGTTGAACCGTATGCACACCTGGCTGAAGACGTACGCCTGCAATTTTAACATGAACAGGAATTTCTATTGTAACCAGGTCTGTATCTAATAATTCCTTTTTCATTGGAATTACAGTTGCTTCTTCTAGCGTAGTCACGCCCTCTTCTAGTTTTGTTTTCTTTGCCATTATTGTTCCCTTCTAGATTAAGTGAGGGGCAGGGAAATCCCACCCCTCGGTATTTAATTAATATGCGCTTACTACTTCAATGCGCTCAAGGAAATCTTCGTTACAGATTACAGGCTTGAACATAACCTTCCAACCAGCTTTACGTCTTTGTGCTAGAGGATCTGAATCAGAAGCTCCGGCAGGTGTCATAAATGTTTGTAGGCTCATCAATTCTGGAACTGCAAACGCTTCTTCTCCCAAGATCCAAACCATGTGAGCAACGATGCTTGTGTTTGGATATGCTGGTGGAACTGCGCCGCTTGATGGAACAGCAGTTACAGTAACTACTGCACCTGGGGCGTTTAGTGAGCTAGACAATTTCAATGTCACGTTACTTGCGCCGAAGTACACATTGTACTTACGACCAGTAGTAGCTGGCATTGTGATTGTTACTGACTCATCTGCTGCGCCTGTGGCTTGAGTAATGATTTGCGTTGATGCAACTTCAAAACCTGTAGCGTTGTCTACAGCAACTACTTGGTAGTAGTAAGAAGTAGAGTTCGCAAGTGAACCACCATCAGCAGAACCGTCTACTGTATCAGCAAGACGAGACATTGATGGAAGCAAATTAGAGCACATCCAGCGAACACCCTGCCAAATACCTACTTCACCATTTTGAAGTGCTGAGATATTTGAATATTGTGCTGCTAACAAGAACGTAGCATCGCCAATGATATCTTGTTCCACTGAAGGATCAAGAAGACCGACGAAATGACGACCTGCTGCTGGGCGCGCGCCTTGGTTTCGTAGAGCAGCAACAGCTTTTTTAATTACTGTTGATGACAATACTTCACCAGCTTGCAACGACACACGAGAAGATGCTGCACCACCGTAGCTAACGCTTGTGTTAGAAAGCAAAAGCTTAATACACTCACGATCAATCGTTTCTGAAGCTTGGATACCTAACAACTCAATACCCTTTTGTAATGAAGGGTGTTTTGCTGTGATAACGGCTACATCAGAAAGATTAATAAAATCTCCCCACTGATCCATTACAGCCGATACAGTTGAGATCGACATTTGTGCGTTGTCAGCAGGCGTTGAACCTTCTGTCAATGCAGCATAAGGAAGATCCAAACGCTCATATCGAGTGTATTGGAATGTTTTTGAAAAACGCTCTGGTAGTTTTTCTTTCTTACCAAGACCGTATACGATCACATCTTTGTTGATTCGCTTTAACGTCTGAGCAGAAATGTATGTCTGCGCATTGTTTGAAAACGAACTATAACCTTGTAAACCTGCCATTTAATTCTCCTTTAGAATGGGATATCACCCATAGTTTTCTCAAACGCCGCCAGCTCGGCATCGCTAGCGTCTATGCTCAACTCTCTTGGAGCACGAACATTTTGGTGTTCAGAAGAAAAGGCAGGATTAATGCCCTGATCTGGTAGACCAAACTGTTGCTTCGGTTGTTGCATCATTTGTTGAGGAGGTTGTTGCCATTGACCTTGTGGTGGCTGTTGTTGCCACTGAGGTTGCGCCGGTGCTTGAGGAGCTGGCTCTTGAGTCCATTGCTCTTCTTGAACTGGTGCTGCCACCTGAGGTTTAACTGGAAGTCCTGTTGCTGGATCTACTAATCCATTAAAATATGGATCGTAAACTGGCTTGGTTGCTTCCTTAGTTGCCTCTGGCGCTGGCTTCTTTCCTGTCTCTTCAAAATATACCATCTGTAGAGCTTGTTCGCGAGTAACCCACTTACCTTGAGCTTGCATCTCTTGTCTAAGCTGTTCAACCTTCGGTCGATACTTAGTCCAGCGATCCCCATTGTAAGTCTGTTGAAATCTCACCTCATCTTGTGAATCATAGAGTAAGCCTAAGCTATTCTTTAATTCATGCTGAAGTGGTTCAACGTGTTTCTTTATGAACTTCTCAAGCTGTTGTGCTACTTCAGGTTTAAAGCCGTTCTCTTCCTCTGGTGGAGGCTGAGTAGCAGCTTGTCTCTGAGTCATAGCGTCGATGTGTCCACGAAGTTGCTGATTTTGCATCTCCAGTTTTCTCATCTGAGCTTGGATCTCTTCAAAACGATGATCGGGTACAGCGTTCTGCTGACCTGGCGGCGTTTGAGGTTTGTATTGTTGGTTCATTTTATCTCCTTGCACATATCGACAGTGCTGCGAAGTGTTTGCGATCCCCACTTAACGAGAGCAGAGTTGTTTATAAAATTCTCTACTGTCCAAGCTATGACTCCCCTGCCAGAAATCACTACGAACAATAGAGCTTTGCGACTATTCAAATTCTCTTAACAGATCAAGTAACCTGTCAAAAGCCATCTCTAATTCTGGATCGACCAACACACCAAGTTTCTCAATGTGAAGTTCCATCTCCTCTTTTGCATCCAATACTTTTTCGATTACTGATTCTATTTCTTGTCTCATTGATGTTTACTCATTTCACGCTTCTTCTTAAGCGCGTCACCCGCCAAAATTACGGGGAGTTGGTTAATACAATAATTAATCCCAGCCACCATTCCTTTTGCTTGAAAGGTTTTATTAGTATCCATCTCTGGTAGCATACCTAAGAAATGGGCCTCTTTAGCTCGGATTAATACTTCTCTATATTTTTTCCACAGAGAAGATCCGTGGAGTGCTCTAAGTGTTTCTATGTCTTCTTGAGACAATTCATTAATAACGTGGTCGAAAACTTTATCAGATACCATTCTCTACTCTCATTCCCCTAGACATATCCCCTGGGTTAATCGCGTCTGACATTGGCGCGCCCTGTGGCATCATGCCTGGTGTTCCTGTTCCTTCTTGCTGCCCTTGCATCATCATCTGTTGTTGCTGTGCCATTTGCATAGCCATAATTTTCTTCTGTAACTGTTCTCTGTGTTCTATTAAATGTCTACTTCTATTTGCTTTTAAGAAGATATCTTTTTCCACTAGCTGCATTTGCTCATGGTATTGTATATGTAACTTGTCATCGTCACTCTCTGCAATAACCATCTTGCCGCCAAGCTTTAAGATTTTCTCTTCAAGAGATGGGGCAACAGAAGCCTTCATCTTAGTAGTCTCAATAACATTCTCAATATCTTTAATATTAAACCCATCTCTCAATACCTTAATGATTAGGTTCTCCCACTGTAGGCTTATCTTTGCCTGAGCATCTGGGGGGAGTGCTGGATACAATTTAATAAAGTTTAAGATTTGCTGAGTTCTGATCGCTACGTTCTCGATTTGGAGTGCGCCTATCCATTTGAATCTATACTGTCCAACTATCTCATCTGCCGTTATATATCGTTCTAGGTAAGTGTTTGCGTACCTTCCAGTAATTTTAATAACCTCATCGTCTTTGATGTTCTGCTGGATAAGAAGGTGAGTTTTGTATGCCAAGGAATTAAGCGCATCCTCACAGGCAAAATCAATGAACGTAAACAAATCTGTTTGCCATTCGTTGATTGCCATTTGGGCTTGGCCGGTGCTACGAGCCTTACCAGCGATAGGATCAGGGAGTTGAGGCTGATTGTCGGAGAGTTCTGAAATCATTCCCCTGATGGCTCCTGCTGCCGCAAAACCGCTTTGTGATAAATCTGGGAACTCTAGTTGTTTTACTGCGTTCGGATCTGCCCACCAAACCGCATTGGGTTCGATTTCAAAAGAGTCCGAGTTGGGTGCATACGCTGGATTGATGATTGTAATATTATTTAAACGCAAAGTATTTGCATCCATGGTCTGGTTCATTGTATCGTCGAGTTGATGCTGTAGGCTAGCCGCCGCTTCTGGCAGACCTCTCCCATAGAACTCACCTGGCAGTGGGGTAATAAATCTAAAGAAGTCATATGGAATCTGTTGATGCCAGTACGGATTTCTCTGTATGCGAGTAACATATGTTTCATCAATAATTTCTACAACACACGATACAGGCATATCATTGCCTGGCAGCATGAGCTTGCACCACACTTCCATAAGGTCGAAGTATCCATCTCCCTCTAGTGCAAGAAAAATACCCGAATCACCAAATTGCTGAAGTCTTTCTTCAGACTCTTGATCCGAGGTCGAGCGCGTTTTTTCACTGTCTTTGAACTCATCAAACCCCTCACACATTCCCTTCTTTGCCTTAGCATGAAGCTCATGTTTTCTAACCTTAGTTTTCCAGAAAACCATCTCAATGTCCTCAGACCGAGTGGCGTTATGTGGATAGACGTATGTATTAAAAATGTCTTCAGTACGAACTTTCGGGCCATTATAAAGAGTGACCATCTCGCTAACTTCTCTAGAATTAAATTCAATAATTCCAGACTTAGTTACCTTTGGCTCTCTCTTCTTGAACATCATTTCATTCTGTTCTTTGTGCCAGAACGAACGTATTGGACTTGTGCCAAACGTCACGCCCTGTTTTATCCAAGGCATAGCAACGGTTTTGAATTTAATTATGTTGTCGAAGTAATGTCTTACTAACTGCATATTTACTTCAGCAAGATCAGTATATTGAAAACTCATTGGCTCTGCTTTTAGATAATCCTCTGGGAGCATACCCTTATATATACGGCGAGACATTGTTTCTATTTCTTTACGAAGCTGGGGTATTTGAAGATCAGCCATACCTGAATAGTTTCTATCAGTACCAGTACGGTCAACGCTCCATGCGCGGTATGACTCTTGCCATACCTCTTGTCTGCCAGATCTTTGTGCATCTAATTCGTTAAATATGGAAGTAAGGTTTGTGCATATTGTTTTAGATAGCTCTTTGTCCTTGGCCCAGTTGTAATCTAACGGTCTTTTTGCCACGCTTATCTCCCGTACCCAGTATATCTGTTTTTAAGAAAGTTTTTAGATTGGCGTAATACCTTGGCCTGAAGTATGGCGTTAGATACTGCGTCTGCTTGCTTATGATGATGACTTATATATCTAGAAGAGTCCATAACGTGTTCATAGAATCCGTCTTTTTTAGGTCTTCCGTCAGTATCCCTGATGTATTTACCGAAGAAACCTGCTCTATGTAGAGGGCAGGATGGGTCAATCGTATGCTTCGGTACACCTTCGATGAGTGTTTGGAACTCTTTCTTCATCTGACGGATACCTTCCTCAACGTATTCCCTTGATCCTCGTTCGCCTACTGCATGGATTCCAAACTCCATAAGCGTTTCAAAGCACGTTCCCTTACCATTCTGTGCTTTATCGTGACCTCTGGGATCTCCAAAGTCAAATGTCGGCATATCTCCTGGGAATATAAGGCTAGTTCTATGTAGAACTTTAGGCGCAAAGTCGATTAAATCTTCCTTATCACCTAACATTTCATGCTTAGTATTCATTCTTCCTAGGTCATCTACTACCCGAAACGATACTGATGGGTGGTTAAACCCAAAATCCCATCCCCTAAGTAGTGTCATTCCATGCTTTAAATCTACTCTACGTAGGTGTAACTCAGGTCTGAGCATCTTGGCAAAGACTGGCTCACCTCGCAAGATCGTTCCCCAGTTTCCATTAATGTACCGATCTATCTCGTCGGCTGTCATTCCAACTGTAACTTGGTCTATATATCCTGGGGGTAGATTCTCAATATTGTCATAGGTGGAGAAATGTATTACCTCACACCCACCAACCGCATCCCAGGCAGCCTTATTTACCACAAATTGTTTATATATCCAGTGTTCTTCATCAACAGGGTTGAGAACTAAGATTAAACGTAGAGGCCAATCACCCTTTTCCCGTATCCGTTCATTCAACCTTCTAAACTCTTCTTCTGTAAACTCTTCAGCCTCTTCCATTACAACGAGGGCGTAGTTTGTAGACTTGGCCTTAGTCGCCTCATCTAGACCTCTGAAGTTCATGTAAGATTTGCCGATAAAGTTGAACACATCCTCGCGGTACTTATAATTTCCCATCGCGGGATCAACGTGTTTCATGAACTCCTTTAAAGTAGAGTCACGAAGGGCTGGCATAGTCTTACGGTACATAGCCATAGGCATCTTCGGCCAT